CATCAAATCCGGGAAGATTATCCGCATGAAGTTCAAAAATGTCCGAAAGAGGTAATAGGACTACATACTCATCCGGAGCTTTGTCAGAAAAAACACCAGTTTCCACGGGAAGAGGTATAGCGCTTATGATAGCAGTAAGTTCTGATAGAATACTCATATCTTGCCAATTTCCTCCTCTAACTTGTTAATCATTGCATTAGTGCAAGGTCTGCGAGATGCAGTTCTTGCGGGCTTCATGAAAGGTTTAGCGGGTTGTCCGTGTTTGCCATATTCAAGGACACTTGCAATTTTTGCATTGTTTTCACCATCAGGGCGAGGCTCCGCGAATCCGACCTTCACATTAAAGTTCCCATTTCTATCTTGCTTAGCGTCAGAAAGACCTAATGATGAAATAAGTTCACCAGTACTTCTTGAAGGATATTTCGTATCCTTTCCGATTACAGCCTGCAGATTGTCTTTGACTTTTTTCAGAACTACATTACCGCCTACCTCAAGTACACGAGGAACAATTACATCAATCTGGTCGCCTAATCTGGATATACGCAGAAGAAAATCTTCCGGCATCTTTATATTTACTTTTGCCATATAATCACCTCATAGAAGGTTCTATTCGTTCGGTAAGAACCTCGGTATACATCCTGCGTCCGCGTACATCTTCTGAACTAAGTATCCGGTATCGGTCATCAGCACAGACGATAATCATTTCAGAGTTTATTTCTAAACCTGGGATTTTTCTAAATCGAAATAGGGTGGAGGCCGTTGAAAATGTAGCCATATTTGCCCACCGCTCATTACCATGCCGCTCCTCCTTGTATGCTCGGACAGAGGCAAGCAGTGTCTCTCCTACAGTAGAAAATCCCTCTTCGTCTATAGTAGGATTGGTGCTGATTATATTAATGAAAGTGTTCATCTTTCCAAAGCTCATAATCTACACCTTCCAATCCCGGTCAAGCCTAAGAAGTAGGTTCACCGTATTCCAAACCTGTTGACCTGCTTGCACGCTATCAGCAAAGAAACCAGCTGTCGAGCCATCTCTGGTTTCGTAGAAATGACTCGACAGCATGATTACAGCCTGTTCAGTAGTAGGTGGCATAGTGTTTTCGGAGTAATGTCCTTCGGGAATATGCTGGTAGCTTTCTGCATAGGAGACGGCAGCTTTGATGTAATGCAGCAGAAGGCCATCGTCTGCATCATGCTCCAATATTAAGTTTGCTTTTACTTTTGGTAAAAGATTATTAGTTGTCATGCCATCCGCCTCCTTCTGGTCATTCTTCGTCTGCTGCCATTAACCCAGCTGCTTTTAGTTTTGCGAGAAGCGCATTGAAATCTGTTACAAGCGTAGCTGTGTCCTCAGCTATACTGTCAGCTTGATTTGCAGCCATTTTTACCAATCCGGAGACTTGTTCTGTTGCATCGGCGGGATATGCCGGAGCATACAGCTTACCGGTTTCATCGATCTTAACTTCTACAGTATCATCCTCACCTGCTTCTTCAGCTATTACTCCACCTAGAGTTTCAGATGTTGCCATAGCAAGTGCTGGCACATATAGCTTGCCATCATCGCCAATCTTAACTTCGACGGTGTCACTATCACCCGCTGCTGCAGCTTTAATACCGCCGAGAGTCTCCTCAGTTGCAACGAGAAGGGGATTAGCGGAGAGCCCTGTTACCGAAGCTCCTTCCTTGATTTCAAGTGTCCCACCTATAACAGTTTTCTCTCCGCCTTGTTCGGTGTAATTCTTAGTGTTATAGCTCATATTGCACCTCCATCACGCTTTCTGCTGGAGAACCTTGATAGCCTCCGGCAGAATCAATTTGCCATCGACACGTTGGGTTGCAACAAATCCGACTTGGCCGGTAACGGCATAGAGCTCGTTTAGTCTCTTAAATACACGTCCTTGGCGATCTGCTACCCAATAGTAACTAAAATCACCAAAGGCAATGGTCTTAGCTGCGGCTTCAATGGTAGGTACATATGAAGATGTGTACAATGGACGGTTGAGAATAGTATCAGGTGTCCCAGCCTGTAGTGATGGCTGCCATAGATACTGCCCATGACCATCCTTCAGTTTGCGAATTGCCTTTATAGTAGCATCGTTCATAACAAATACTGCTTTATTACGGTAAGGTGCCTTTAAGGAGTAGAAAAGATCAAGCACCTCATCCATAGTGATTGCCGTAGCACTTGCAGTTGTAACACCAACTTGTGCTCCACCTGTAGTGGCGAGGATACCAGTTGGTTTGCCAGAGCCATCGCCGGTGAAAAAGGCTTCCTCCTCCTTGTTGCCGATACGTCTTGCAAACTCTCTGGAAATGTACGCTTCCATATCAAATGCAGAGTCGTTAAGTAACTCCTCGGAAACTTTGATCAAAGTTGCCAGTTTATACGCCCCGATAGATACCTGACCAAAACTGTCGTCACTATCTGTGATAGTCCCTTCCTCGTCGACCCAGGAGGCAGTGCCTTTGGTGGCAACGACTGGGATTTTTCTGTCACCGGAAGAAGTGGTGATAACTTTCGCCAGTGAGCGGAAGATATTTTCATCCTCAAGTGCTTCAACAAGAGTGCGTTCAAATTCATCGGGAACCAGATAGCCTCCTTCTGATTCTGTACCGATTTGCAGAGCATTTTTTACATTTGGGTCAAGCCCTTCTCCTGCACGAGTACGCATAGCACTCCAGAACGCTTTTTTGTACTCATCGGATGCACGACCAGTCTTTTCTTCAGCTGCCTTGGAAGGAGCATTTGTAATGGGGTTGCTGGTTGCTTTTGAAAGTTCCAGGTCGATGGAAGCCTGACGTTCAAGACGCTCGATTTCTTTACCCAGTGCTATTACATCGTTCTCCATCTTCTCATAAGTAGCGGTATCCTCAGCGGACAGTAGTCCGTCACCACCACGTTTACTATCAAGGAATGCTTTCGCTGCATCCCAGGCTTTAGCGCGCTTTTCACGCAGTTCAAGAATTTTACTCATTGAAATTCCTCCTTCAAATTAGTGCAAAATTAAAGAAAGCCGCTTATCCAGCGACTCAATCGGGGTACCTTTTTTTGGTTTTGGTTTTTTGGGTATTTTTGAGAGCAATGAATTACATACTGCTGCACGAGAGAATATTAGGCTTTGTCCTGTATTAAATGGAACACGATCTTCAACCTCTGTAAACAGGATTTTGTCAGCGAAGCCAAGCTCAATAGCTTTGTTTGCATTCATCCATGTTTCCGCATCCATGAGATGTGAGAGCTTTGTACGGGATAATCCGGTTTTCAGCTCATATGCATTGATGATGCTTTCCTTTACCTCATCCAATAAAGCCTTAGCACGGAGCATTTCTTCGCTATCACCAATGGCAATAGTCGAAGGATTATGGATCATTATCATGGATACAGGAGACATATACACATCTCCACCTGCCATTGCAATGACTGACGCAGCACTTGCAGCAAGCCCGTCAATCTTTACAGTCACATTTCCTTCGTAATCCATCAGCATGTTATAAATCTGTGCAGCAGCGAACACATCACCGCCGGGAGAGTTAATCCAAACTGTTATATTGCCAGAACCAGCCATCAATTCGTCCTTGAAAAGCTTTGGTGTTACTTCGTCGCCCCACCAGGTCTCGTCGGAGATCTCTCCGTTGAGATAGAGGGTACGTTCCTGCGTGCTTTCATCTCGTACCCAGTTCCAAAATTTTTTCATTGGCCTTTAGCCTCCTTTTCATAGAAATTGCCTGCCTGTGAGAGAGGGAGCATATTGCCGTTGACAAGATATAAATCGCCACCTTCCTCGGCAGGGATACGGTTCATATCCTCCAGTTCACGGATGTCATTAGCAGACATCCAACCGTTCTGCCGAGCAACAGAATATCCGTTCATTCGGCTCTGATAGTCACCACGAAGCAGACCATCCACGTTAAACTTGATGAATATAGATGCTTTCTCGGAAGGCAAGAGCAGCGATTGTTGAAGGCTCTGCTCCCATCGAACGACCCATGGGTCGAGAGTGTATTTTACGAACTCTAATGATTGTTGTTCGATGTTTGAAAAACTTGATTTTTCGAGGTCACCCACCATGTGTGGCGGCACACGGAAGATACGTGCAATTTCGTTAATCTGAAATTTCCGTGTCTCAAGGAATTGTGCCTGCTCTGGTGGAATACCAATGGGCTGGAATTTCATTCCTTCCTCCAAAACAGCTATTTTATGCGCATTACCACTCCCTTGATAGGCTGTATTCCAACTATCCTTGACCCGTTGGATATCCTTAATTACACCGGGGTGTTCCAATACGCCACCGGGGTTTGCTCCATTTGCAAAAAATGTCGCACCGTATTCTTCAGTGGCAAGTGACATGCCGATGGCGTTCTTGGCCATTGCTATTGGACTGTAACCAATAAGTCCATCAAAGCCCAAACCGGGTATATGAAGCACCTCGTCCTTACGGAGGTTGACATACCCGCCTTTCGGCTTTAGATTGCTTTCATCAACATCACGGTAATAGGTGTAGACCAGCTGACCATTTTGAGAGCGGCTGACTTCCATCTTGTTGGGGAGCAGGGGATAGAGGGCAATAGCCTGGCCACGACCATTTCGGATAATCTGTGCGTAAGCATTTCCCCAAAGCAAAAGATGACTCATAAGTGTTTCTCTAAACACAAATGAAGTCATCTCTGGGTTAGGCTCGTTATGGAGGAGGTAGTACAAAGGATGCTGTGCGATTCGTTCTTTTCCACCATCCAGGCGGTAGCGGTAAACGTGTAAAGGCAATCCAGCGATTGCTTCAGCCAATATCCTTACACAGGCATATACTGCTGTTGTCTGCATAGCCGTTCGTTCATTGACTGTTTTGCCGCTGGTTGTGCCACCAAAAAGAAAATTATATCGACTTCTGCTTAAACTATTCTTAGGCTTGTCACGAGAGTGGAAAAGTCTCTTAAAAGGATTTATTTAAACCACCTCCTCAAAAATGGGCATGAAAAAAGCACCTCCTGTTGAGCTGCTTTAATTTCTTGGATTAGATTTTAGGCATTATGAATTCACCGTTATTTATTCGTTTCAACAAGTCATTCGCTGTTTTATATGCTTCAGGGAAATCATTTCTTAGTCTGTTCGAATTTGCTGCAACTTCTAAGGCCTGAATGCTTCTTCCTGAATTAATGATGCGCCACAGACAATTTACACGGGTGCGAGTACCGCTTTCGTATTTGTCGGCGTTCTGGCCATTATCGTAAATCTCTTCAATTAAATGCGTTTTCTTAACATCATCTTGGAGCTCGTCAATTCTCAAAAGAAATGCCTCCATATAAAGTGCTACAAACCATAAACCAGCAGAGCGATATGCATTTTGAAACTGTGCTTCAGAAATAGGTATACTCATATTTTTATCCCGCCTTCCCGTATTTTTTACAATTATATCACGGAAAAGTGTAGCTGGCGTATGATTTTAAAGATCAAGGACGGCTACAAATCAAAATACTATTAGCCCCCTTTCATCATAAACACTTGAACCTGTATTGCCACCACACCTTATCGATCTATCTAATGCCATAATGGTAGCCACAGCACCGTCAATCTTCTCAGTGGACTTTTCCTTATCAGGCTTGATGTTACCTGCAGGATCAGTACGAATAAAAATGTTATCCATCATCCAGCGAAGTACCGGGTGACCACCATGTGCTAATTTCTGCTCCAGAGTAAGCTTCATTAGTTCCTTGGTAGGTGGACTCATGTCCTTAAACCCTTGTCCAAAAGGAACTACAGTAAAGCCAAGTCCCTCGAGGTTCTGCACCATCTGAACAGCACCCCAGCGGTCAAAGGCGATTTCTCTAATATTATATTTCGTGCCAAGTTCCTCAATAAAGGCTTCGATAAAACCGTAATGCACCACATTACCCTCAGTGGTTTCTAGGAATCCTTGCTTCTTCCATAGGTCATAATTAACATGATCTCTTCTCACGCGTAAATCAAGGTTATCCTCAGGTATCCAGAAAAATGGCATAATGCTGTACTTATCATCTTCATCAGCAGGTGGGAATACAAGAACAAAAGCCGTAATGTCCGTACTACTCGAAAGGTCAAGACCACCATAACAAATCCGTCCTTGTAATGCATCAGGGTCAACATCGAATGCACATTTATCCCATTTATCCATTGGCATCCAACGTACAGATTGTTTTACCCACTGATTCAGACGAAGCTGCCTAAAACTATTTTCTTCAGCTGGGTTCTGTTTTGCGCTTTCACAGGCAGCTTTTACTTTATCAATTCCGACCGTGATTCCAAGAGAGGGATTTGCCTTCAGCCACACTTTAGGATCAGTCCAATCCTCGTCAGGGTCAGCGCCATAAATAACAGGATAGAAGGTAGGATCATGCTTTCTGCCCTTTATAATATCGAGGGCCTTTTGGTGCACCTCCCAGCATATGCTGTTCTGGTTATCGCCTGCAGTAGTTATCAAAAAATATAGCGGCTGCATTCTTGCATCTCCGCTACCTTTGGTCATAACATCGTAAAGTTTTCTATTAGGCTGAGTGTGGAGTTCGTCAAAAACCACACCGTGGGTATTGAACCCATGTTTGTTGCTAACATCAGCAGATAGTACTTGATAAACGCTACTTGTTGGCTTATAAATCAACCGCTTCATGGAGTCTAAAATCTTAACTCTTTTATTAAGGGCTGGACACATCCGAACCATATCAGCCGCCACATTAAAAACAATTGATGCCTGATTTCGGTCAGCAGCGCAACCATAAACTTCAGCCCGTTCTTCGTTGTCACCGCAGGTGAGAAGTAGGGCAATAGCTGCCGCAAGCTCAGATTTACCTTGTTTCTTTGGAATCTCTACGTAAGCAGTATTAAATTGCCTATATCCATTCGGTTTTAAAATACCGAATAAGTCTCGGACAATTTGCTCCTGCCAGTCAATAAGGTCAAAGGGCTTCCCGGCCCAGGTTCCTTTGGTATGACTGAGCGCTTGTATGAAGGCCACAGCATAGTCGGCGGCAGCCTCGCTGTAAACCGAATCCCCGGATTTGAACTTTGTCGGGGTGTATTTCTTTAGTTTCCGTATTGCCGCCGCCTCCTTTCTGATGACATCAAAAAAGACCTGACATAAGCCAAGCCCTCTCAAATCTATTTGTACGAGAAACAGTGCCGTTTTCGGCGCTGCTCTCAGTCGTTTTCTTTCTTAATTTACTGCTCTTTATTATTCTCCGGTCAAGATGAAATGAAAGTAAGCAGCCTTGTTTTCAGTAAGGTAGTTGACCAACTCTATAAATCCTTTTCGAAGAGCAATCTCACGTACCTTCGCTACATCGAACATATTCGTTTCACCAGTGTTCCTTATGGCCAGTATCTGTGCCTTCACCTTATCATTCATCTTCTAAATCCTCCCCAGTAGAGTTCTTGACTGCCTGCTTCAGAATTCCAATGTCAAATCCTGAGACATTGTAACCTTCTAGTATCACGCTGTAGTAATAACAGCTAGGGCTTGCAAGTGGTTTACCCTCGTTTAAGATATAAACCATAGTCTCAATGTTTTTCCTGCCAAACTTCACCTTGGCGGTTTCCTTACGGTAGAGGAAAGGCCATCCCTCGTAGCGGTCGAGTGCCGCCTCGTCGGCGGGTGTTATCTCCCAAAGGAGTACTGGAACGCTTGCCCCTTTTAAAGGCTCCACAGTCGCTACAGCACCCCCGTTACCGCCTCTGAAAAGGAGCTGGTAATCTTTTAGTGTTGATGCCCCTAATAGCTTTGCGGTAGGGCAGCGGTTTGCCATCTGTGATAAGTTTAGGTTCGAGCCATATGCTAAATAAATCTTTCTTTCCATCATCAGTATCCTCCTTCTATTTGAAGGGCCCCCTCTCAGGCTGCCCGAAATCGCCACGCTGCGCTTCCATTTAGGTGTGCAGTCAAGTGCTCTCTGCAGTTTGCAAACTCGTCACCGATGAAACCGATGCGGTTTAGGTATGTTCTCATTGCAAACTTTTCGTTCTCAGTTTGTGGTTTCTTTGCTGAAGCGAATTTTTGAGTTAATGCTTGGTTGTTTAAAGCAAGGGCAAGAACAATGTAGCTCCTTACTTTTCCTGCGTGAAGCTCGCTGTTAAAGCCTCTAAGCTCGACAGTGTGATTCCCTTGGAAAAAGCTGTGTAGGTTCAAAAAGTGATATCGGCTTGAGTGGTAATGCTGTCTTGTTGCTTCGCTGTAACCTTCGTACCAAAGTCTCTCAATCTGGGCCATTGTCTTAGGTTTTTGTCGATTTAGCTTCCCGACCAAAATGCTGTCCATCTTTTTGCAGTATCTCATTCGCTCTGGCGCAATCTGCAAGGCTTTGTAGAAAAGGTCGTTCTTGCTGGCAATTATGTTCATAAAGTTTCTTATGCTTCTAGGTGTGTGGCTTGCCCCGTCAAGGTGTATGTGAATTCCGCAGCTGCCGTTTGTGAATGCTCCGGCTGCCCTAAATTTCCTGACCAGTTCCTGCAAGGTTTCAATGTCTTCTCTGTAGGTGAGGATCGGGCTGACCAGTTCTACGCTGTGCTTGGCGCTGGCAGAAACTCTCTGACCGTTTTCTCTTTTTTGGCAATTGATGCTTCCGTCGTACATGACCTTCCAAGTCCGTCCGTCGTCGGCCTTAATCTTGTAAGTGTCGTAGTAGTCTCCGACGCTCTCCGTTGCCGCATTTAAGAAGCCTGCTATTACCTTGGCGGCCTTGTCTCTGGTGATTCCGGTCATTTCAATCTCAATTCCAAATCTTGCTGTTAGCATGTTGTTTCCCTCCGTTTGGTGTGTTTTTTTATCATATACATATATCACTCTAAACGGAGTTAATAGCAAGATAATTATGAGCTGTAAAGTACACAAATAAAAGGTTTGAGCATTGTGTACTTTACAGTTTCTTTATAATGTCCACTCCATAGACAACACCGAGGGTAGAGCCATTGTCCCAGTTTACAAAAACGGTGCCAGTATCGTCCACAAAGTTCACTGTGCCTTGGTCGCCTTGTTTAAGTTTTGTATATGGGTCATCCATGCTAATAAGCTCCACACGATTGCCACTGACGTATTGTTTTCGGATACGTTCAACTGTTTCTCTTGACGGAAAGTTATTCATCGTGCTCACCACCCTCTTTATTCGGAGTGCCATCCCTAAAGGCCGAATTTCCAGAAAGATTTTTCATGAGCAGCTTTCTTGCAGCCTTGTAGTCATCACCTACGAAGCCTAGCCTTATAAGGAAAACCCGGAAAGTATACTTTTCGTTTTCTACAGGTCTCTCTTTTGCAGTTACACGCTTCTGCTTCTTTGCCAATGCACAAAGCCCAGAAATAAAGGCCGTGTACGCTTCAGTTTCGCCACTGACGCCTTTTAATTTGAACCATGGAAACTTAATCTTAGTCGCCGTTCTTTCAATTGGGAGGGCTTCAGCGCCGACAGCCTTCTTGATTAGAGTAGCTTTGCTTGCCACTATTTTTTCAAGGTTGGAAAAAGTCTCTGTTGTGAAATCCTCGGCAGGCATTTCGATTACTAAGTTGTCAGGATCTGAAAACTCAAGCGACAGGAGAGAGTTGTATTCTTCAAAGATAGCCTTAAAATTGTGTAAATCCATAAGATTTTCGACTAGCCCAAAGTTGTCTTCACCTATTAGCACCCCAGTCTTGTCGATGTGATATCTGCCTACCTCATACCCGAATGTGGGAGCGCCCTTGTAGTTCATTGGCTCACCAGTTATTTCACTGATAGCTTGAACTAGTTTCTTGCGTTCTGGTCCTGTTACATTGTAGTTTATTCTCATAATCACTCACACCTTTCTTT